TAACTTATTTACTTGAAAGAGTTGGACATTTGTTAAGTATAAGAGACGCTAAATTTAATGATGTTGAACTTATGCAATATACAGGGTTAAAAGATAAAAATAATAAAGAAATTTATGAGGGAGATATTATATTTTTGCATGGCAGCAAATATAAAGTTATTTTCAAAACTGAAGGAGCAAGATTTGTTTTAAGAAATAATGAATTTGAATTGGAAATCACTTTTATTAACAACAATAATAAAAGAATGGAAGTATTAGGGAATGTTTACGAAAATCCCGAATTGATGGAGGATGAGTAAATGAATATAGATTTAAATAAACTGAAAAACTATAAATCAATAGCTTATGCAAACGAAGCAGCACAGCTAGGAAAAGTTAAAGAAGAGTACAAAGAGTTATTGGCAGAAGTTAGAGAAACTAGTACTTTTACAACAATTAAAAACATGGATAATTTTAAAGCTGAAGCTTTGGATCTCATAACTGCTACTGTGAATCTGTTGCTGCTTAGTGGATTAAGTGAGCAAGATTTTGAGAAGCATATTAAGAAATTAGAAAGCTATAAGAATGGGAAGTATAAGAAACAAGATAACCAAATTAAAGGTTATACTTCAAAAGATTTAGATGACGCTTTAGCACATTGTAAAGAAAAAACTAAAGAATTATGTGGAGATTGCAAAATACAACATGAAAAATTAACTGCAATGTTGGAAGATTTAAAAAGAAGAGATAAGGAGGAATAATATGCTGCACAGATATCAAATAGATTTGAAAGTAAAAGAAGGAAATACAGAAAAAACAATTAAAAAATCTATTTTTAGAAAAAAGGAACTAACAGATGTTGAACTAGAAGAAGCACAGTTAGAGTTTATAAGAACTACAAAAGCAATATACAAAGAAAAAGGTATAGATTTAGAAGTTTTGGAATGGGGAATTCAAAAATTTGAGTTAGTTAGAGCAAAATAAAGGAGTGATGTAAGATGAAAAAAATATTAATGGTATTATGTTTGGTTGTATTATTTACAGGTTGCGAAGAAATGGGAACTAGTAGAGATATTTATTCAACAGTAAGATTAGGAAGTAAATTGGCAGAAAACCAACCAACCCCAAATGACATTGATTATAGTTTAGAAAGATATAATTTAATTCGTAGAACTTATTGGGTAAATGGTCAAAGAGAAAAAGCAGTTAATTTACCGTGTCCTGTCGTAAAACCATTTGGGTATATAGTTTTATTTACTGAAAATGGAGGAATAGTAGGTTCATTCACAGTAGATGGGAAAGTATCTAGCTTAAATAGTTTTTTAACTCCAGATAGCGAATATTACTCAAGTGGTACTTATAATGATTGGTTGCCTGATGTGGACGGAAGTTATGGAGAAAATGATAATATGGGTATATTCTTTTTCACAAATGATGGAAAGTATATAGAGTGGACAGGAACATATTTGTATAGTGATATACCCATGAAAGTTGAAAATCCAATCGTTAAATATGAAATTGGAGGGAATAAATGAAGATAATAAGAGATTTGATAATAGGAATAGTAGGAATGGCAGTATTAATTTTGATGGTATATGGGTTTAGTTTTCTCACTGAAAAAGTTGATTATAAATATCAAAAAGCTATAGATAACATAAGTTACGATAGATTAAAAAAAGTTGAAGACACTGCTAGGGCAATGATTGCAACATATAAATCAGATAAATTAACTTATGAAGCTTACAAAAATACAGATGTGGAACTTGCAACACAAGCTAAAATAAGAGCAAATAGGACAGCTGTTGCTTACAATGAGTATATTTTAAAAAATAGTTTTAAATGGAAAGGGAATATCCCTAGTGACATTTATAATCAATTAGAGATAATAGAATGAGGTGAATTGATGGCAACACAGGAACAAAAGATAATATTTAAAGCAATAGAGACTGTATTAATTAGTTACGCTAAATACAAAAATAGAATTAAAAAAAATCTTGAATATCTCAATAATCCAGTTCTTTTAAAAAGTTATACATTGGACAAAATTTCTGGGAGTGGATTCACAGAAGTTAAATCAGATTACGAGAGAATAGAGGAGTTCAAAGCTAGAATTTCAAAGGATATTAGCGATTGTGAAGAAGTATTATTCAGAATAGATTCAGCTTTAGAAATGGTAAAAAATAATGAAGACTATGATTTAATACAAGTTGGATTTTTAGATAATCATTTTAAAGGTGATAAAGTTAAATATGAAATTATAGCTGATAAAATGAACTTAGCTACAAAGACAGTTTATAAAAAAAGAGATAGAATATTCCCAGTTTTGGAGTTTCATTTTAGAGTCAAAAATTTAATACAAGTAAAAAATCGGTAAAAAATTGGTAAAAAAACGGGGATGGAAAGGTTAGAAAAAATGTGTTAGTATGGTAGCATGTAGAAATTGAGATTACCAGGATTCATATAATCCTTCCTTAATTTTTGGTAGTAGTTTAGAGGCTCTACTCTAAAAAAGCCTCTGACAAATATTGGAGATTAGCTCAGTTAGTTAGAGCGTTTGCCTGTTAAGCAAAATGTCATTGGTGCAAGTCCAATATCTCCAGCCATAATAACATCAATACTCTCACGAAGCTTAAATGCTTACGATACGTCGTCTGTGGGAGTTTTTTTTATTGATTAGCCCACTTTCAGCATTATATCGGCTATAAACAAAAATGCGAGTCAAAGTGCACAAAGGTAGTTATTGCTACCTTCGACTGGAGAGTTACATTAATTGGTAAATGAGCAGTCTGCTAAGCTGTTGTCCTGATGGACTTACAGGTTCGAGTCCTGTACTCTCCGCCAAATTTAGAACATATCGAAAAAATAAAAAATTAGGTTCTTTTGGATACATTAAAAGGGCTGCGGGTCTTGCGAATCCCGAGCTTCATCTGAGTATGAAGAAAAAATTTATTTATTTCCGTTCCGAAAGGGGTTAAAAATGAACATAAAAGATAATTTAGTTAGTAGTCCTGAACTTGCGGAAATATTTGGAGTTACAGATAGATATATCCGTATGCTTGCAAAGGATGAAGTTGTTAAGAAAAGCGGAACTAGAGGAAAATATTTGTTGATTGAAAGCATTAAAGGTTTTATAGAATTTTTAAGAGAATCTAGTTCAGCAGATGTGGATTTAAAAGAAGCTAAGTTAAAAAAAGAAACTGAAAAAATAGCTAAGGATATTGAATTAAAAACAATAAAAATATCTGAACTTAAAAATGAATTGCATTCGGCAGAAATTGTTAAAAAAGTTATGACAGTTATGCTCACAAATTTAAAGGGTAAATTATTAGCCGTACCTAATAAAATCGCTCCTTTGGTTGTGGGTTGTGATAATCTTGGAGATATCCAGGATATAGTTTTGAGTTCTATAGAAGATGTTTTGTTAGAATTAAGTGATTATAGTCCAGAATTGTTTAAAAATAAAAATATAATCTTGGAAGATGAAGAAGAGGTGGAAGATGAAAAAAGCAAAGGAAAAGGATCTAGTAGAAAATCCAAGTCTAAGAAAAACAATTAATCTATTTGCTGACATATTTCAAACATTGAAGCCTCCTCCAAAGTTGACCATAGACACTTGGGCTGATTCATATAGAATTTTAAGTTCTAAGACATCTGCTGAACCAGGGAGATGGAAAACCGACAGAGTACCATTTCAAAGGGAAGTTATGAAAGCGATTTCAGATAAAAAAACATCTAAAATTGTGATGATGTATGGAGCTCAGTTATCTAAGACTGAAATTTTATTGAATGTTTTTGGATACTATGCTGACTATGACCCTGCTCCTATCATGTATCTTTTGCCGACCAAAGATTTAGCAGAAGACTTTTCTAGTACAAGGCTAGATGACATGATACAGAGTACACCGCAACTTAAAAATAAAATACTGAACAAAGTTGATGGAAGAGATACTAAACTACAAAAAGAATTTGTAGGTGGATATATTACATTAGTTGGAAGTAATTCGGCTGCAGAACTATCAAGCAGACCATTGAGAATACTACTTGCTGATGAGGTAGATAGATTCAAAAGTGATGTTGGAGGAGAAGGAGATCCTTTAAATCTAGCAATAGAAAGAACTAAAACTTTCTGGAATAAGAAAATCGTTATAACTAGCACACCAACCATTAAGGGAGACTCAAGAGTTGAGAAAGAATATGAAAATTCAACGAAAGAAGAGTTTTATATTCCATGTCCAAAATGTGGCTCTTTCCAAAAATTGGAGTGGAGAAATATAATATTTGAACCAGTTGGGCATAAATGTTCTGATTGCTTTGAAATATCATCTGAGCATGAGTGGAAAAGAAATATGATACACGGAATATGGCAACCACAGGAAGAAGTGGACGATTGGAGTGTAAGAGGTTTTCATATTTCAGAATTATATAGTCCTTTTTCTACCTGGTCCGAAATTATAAAAAAGTTTAAAGCTGCAAAAGGTAATATGCAAATGATGAAGGTATTTACGAATACCTGCCTTGGTCAAACATGGGAAGAAAAAGTGGAAAAGATAGATTTTTTAGATGTTTCTAAGAGAAAAGAAGAGTATACAGCAGAAATTCCTGACCAAGTTCAAGTTTTAACCGCTGGAGTCGATGTTCAAGACGATAGATTAGAAATTGAAGTTGTTGGCTGGGGACTTGGAGAAGAGTCTTGGGGTATTTACTACAAACAGTTTATTGGCTCTCCTGGTCAAAATGATGTATGGGAGCAGTTAGATAGATTCTTGGAAACAGAGTTTTCTTATGCTGATGGAGAAAAAATAAGAATTCTTTGTACTTGTATAGATACTGGAGGGCATTATACTCAAGAAGCTTATCAATATATTAAGCCTAGGGAATTTAGACGGGTATTTGGGATAAAAGGAAAAGGTGGAGATGGAGTTGCTTTTGTATCTAAGCCATCTAGGACTAATAGAATGCAAATATCACTCTTTACTTTAGGGGTTAACACTGGTAAAGAAACGATACTTGCTAGACTAAAAATTGAAGAACCAGGATCCATGTATATGCATTTTCCAAGCAATGTAGATAGGGGTTATGATGAAGCATATTTCAAAGGTTTAACATCTGAAGTTAAGACTACTGTCTGGGAAAAAGGTGTTAAAAAAACTATTTGGAAAGTGATAGGAACTAAGAGAAATGAACCTTTGGATTTAAGGAACTATGCTTATGCTGCTTTAAAAATAGCAAATCCTAACTTAAGTAAAAAATATACGGTTGAAGCTACAAAAAAGGCTACAAAAGTATCAAAAAGAAGAGTTTTATCGAAAGGAGTGAGCTTATAAATTGAATTACACTAGAGAAGAGTGTTCACAGATGATTGAAGTCTACAGAAAGGCTGAAATAGCTGTGCTGACTGGAAAAAGTTATAAAATTGGTACAAGAGAGCTTGTGAGAGAAGATTTATCTGAAATTAGAAAAGGAAGAGCCTTCTGGGAGGGCGAACTTGACAAATTAAATAACAATGGAAGAAAAAAATTAGGAAGAAGAGTAATACCTAGAGATTTATAGGTTTTAATCTTCTTTTTTTGTTGCAAAAGGAGGTGAAAAATGAATTTATTAGACAAAACTATTGCTTTTTTTAACCCAAAAAAGGCTCTTGAAAGAGAAGTAGCTAGGAAAAAAATAGAAATTCTTAACACAGGTTACTCGAATCATGGGGCATCTACTACAAAAAGTTCTATGAAAGGCTGGATTTCTACTGGTGGAGGCGTAAAAAAAGACATCTACAAGAACAGGAAAAAGCTAGTTGAACGGTCAAGGGACTTGTATATGGGAGCTCCTGTTGCTCAAGGAGTCATGAAGACTATTAATTCTAACGTTATTGGTAGCGGATTAAAGCTAAAATCAGCAATTGACTATGAAACTTTAGGGATTAGTGAAGAAGAAGCTGAAGCAATTGAAACTACTATTGAAAAAGAATTCAAACTCTGGGCAGACAATAAGATTGAACAGATGGGAGTTCTTAATTTTGACCAGGTTCAAGACCTAGTATTCTTAACAATTCTCTTGAATGGCGAGTGTTTTGTAAAATTTAACTATTTTGAAACACCAAAGAATCCTTATAGCTTAAAGCTACAAATAATTGAGCCTGATAGAGTTATGACACCTTCTTTATTACAAAATGATGAAACTATCGTTGATGGAGTGAAAATCGATAACAACAATAGAATTTCTGGATATTATGTTGCAAGAAAACACCCTCTTGATGTGTCAGGAAATGTAGAAACTGACTTTATTTCTGTTTACGGAAAGCAAGAGCAGTTAAACATTTTACACATAATGCTAGCCGAAAGACCTGAGCAAGTCAGGGGCATACCTATTTTATCTCCAGTAATTGAGGCATTGAAGCAATTGGATAGATATACCGATGCCGAGCTTATGGCAGCAGTGGTAAGTGGGATGTATGCGATTTTTATAGAGAGTGATAAGGATAATGCCCAAGGGGCTAATATTGCAGACCATGAAGTCTCGGATGAAACTGAAAAGATTGATACAAACACAGATGAAAACATTGAATTAAGCCCTGGAATAGTTGTAGGATTAAATCCTGGTGAAAAAGCAAAAGAAACTAATCCAGGCAGACCAAATGCACAGTTCGACCCTTTTGTAACAGCAATTCTAAGACAAATAGGAGCTGCTTTAGAAGTTCCATACGAGTTATTAATTAAGCATTTTACAGCCAGTTATTCTGCTAGTAGAGCTGCTTTATTAGAAGCTTGGAAAATGTTTAGAAAGAGAAGAGATTGGTTCTCTAGCAATTTTACACAAGTAGTTTATGAAGAGTGGTTAAGAGAAGCATATTTGCTAGGTAGAGTAGACATGAAGAACTACGGAGAAGATCCATTGCTAACAAAAGCTTGGAGTGGAGCTCAATGGAATGGACCGAGCCAAGGGCAACTTGATCCACTTAAAGAAGTTAAAGCAAGTACTCTGAGAGTTCAACAAGGATTCTCTACTAGAACAAAAGAAACTGTCGAGCTTAATGGCGGTGATTTTGAGCAAAATGTAAGAATTTTAGCAAAAGAATACAAATTATTAGATGAAAAAGGAGTGATGATTAACAATGCCGAAAATGACAAAGAAGTTTTGGAACATAACGAAGAATGAAGAAGCAAAAAGTGCTGATGTTGTTATGTATGGGACTATTGGTTCTGATGAGTATTGGGACGATGTCTGTGACAAAACAATCAAAGAAGAAATTGGAAACCTAGGTGATGTAGAAAATATAAATGTACATATCAACTCACCTGGTGGAAGTGTATTTGCTGCGGTGGCAATAGCTAACACATTGAAAAATCATAAAGCTAAAGTTACAGCTTTTATAGATGGTCTTGCGGCAAGTGCCGCAACGATTATAACTAGTGCTTGTGATGTTGTAAAAATGCCAAAAAATGCTTTGTTTATGATACATAATCCATTGACATGGGCTTATGGAAATAAGCAAGAGCTGGAAAAAACTGGAATTCTTTTAGATAAGGTTAAAGATAGTATCTTAGAAACTTACTTAGCTAAAGCTAAAGGGAAGACAAAAGAAGAACTATCTGCACTTATGGACGAAGAAAAATGGTTCAATGCTGAAGAAGCTAAAGAGTATGGATTTATCGATGAGATAGTAGATGAAGTAGAAAATCTACAGAATGTTAATAACTTGCTAATTGTAAATAGTTTAGCATTTGATATTTCAAAATTTAAGAATTTTCCAGGCTCTAAACCTACTGAACCTGTAGCAGAGCCTATTCCAGAACCAACTCAAAATACAGTCACAAACTCAGAAGAAATGACTGTAGAAAAGTTCAAGGCAGATTACCCTGAGTTGTATGAAAACATAGTTAATTTAGCAATCCAAGGGGAAAGAAACAGAATAGAAGCAATTGAAAATCTTGAAATAGCAGGATTTGATGATGTTGTAAATACAGCTAAATTCAAAGAACCAGTTGATGCTGCAAACTTAGCATTAAAAATATTAAATATCAAAAAAGAAAAAAACAAAGAGACTCTTAAAAACATACAAAATGAGAGTCAGGCAACACCTGTTCCTGTAGCACCAAGAGCTGAAGAAGGTTCAGGAAGTGTTGTAGGAATACCAGTATGTAATATTTTAAAGTATATGAATAAAAAGACAGGAGGTACAAAATGAGCTTTATAGAAAAAGGTAATGAGTACGGAGTTGACCAATTATTAAGTGGTACAGGTCACAAAGTTATGGAATTAGAAGTACCACAAGGGAAATCAGTTAAGAGAGGGCAAGCAGTAAATGCAAGTGCAGAATTATCTGATGGAACAGATTTATTTGGAATAGTTTTAGAAACAGCTGACGGAACTACAGCTAAGACTAAAACTACAGTTGTAGTGTTTGGGGAAGTTATTTTCGAAGGACTTGAGCTAAAAGCAGCTACTGCTAAAGCTGATTTTATCAAAAAAGCTAGAGAAAAAGGAATAATAGTAAAAGAATTAGGAGGTAGATATTAATGGCAGTATTATTAGAATTTTTAGGATTATATGACCAGTCAGTTATAAAACCAAAGACATTTATTAGAGACATGTTTTTCTCAAAACATGAAACTCATGAATACCCAAAATGGGAAATTGAGTATAGAAAGGGAAGACAGTTAGTAGCACCTTTCGTATCTGAATTAATACCAGGAACAGAAGTAGTGAAAAGAAGTTATGCATCTAAATACTACAGTGCTCCAAAGGTAGCGCCAAAGAAAACTTTCTCTGCACAAGAAATTTACTTTGCTAAGTCAGCAGGAGAAACTATCTATGGGGGAATATCTCCAGAAGAGAAAAAAGCTAAATTAATTGGAGAAGCTTTTGCAGATTTTGAAGAACAAATCTCCAGAAGAGAAGAGTTAATGTGTATTGACTTAATGTTCAAAGGATCGATAGTAGTAAAAGGAGAAGGAATTGAAGACAAAATAGAGTATGGAACAGTTCAAGAAATTACTCCTACAGTATTATGGAATCAACCAAATGCAGATATCTCAGGAGACATAGAATCAGTAATCACTTTAATAGGTGAAACTACAGGACAAAGAGTTGAGCATATAGTTATGGATCCAGTTGCAGCAAGACTATTTACTCAAAATGAAAAAATAGCTAAATTACTAGATATTAAAAATGCTAATTTTGGGCAAATAGATTCTAAAGAGTTAGCAAGCGGGGCTATATATATTGGAACTTTAGCTCCTTACAATATCCCTATCTATTCATACCAAACTCAACATTCAGTGTTAAAAGCAGATGGAAAAACATATGACACAGTGAAAATGATTCCAGAAGGAAGAGTGTTATTTGCACCATCTAACAATACTTTACACTATGGACCTGCCGCAGATATAGCTAAAGGGATAATAGTTGCAGAAAGAGTACCTTTTGAAGATGAAGATACAAAAATTAATACTCTTGAAGTAAGAACAGAGTCAAGACCTTTACCTGTTCCATTCGATATTGATGCTATAAAAGTTTTAAAAGTTAAATAAGGAGGGGTAGCATGAAATTAAAAGTTAAACAATCACTTATTTACTGCGGAATAGTTTATAATCCTGGTGAAGTAGTGGATATCTTAGAATCAGATATCATAGAAAGAGTTAAATCCCTTGAACTCGTAGAAGCTGAAGAAGTTACTGAAGAAGCTGAAAATCTCGAAGAAGTTGAAGAAACTACTGAAGAAAACACAGAAGTTGAAGAAACTAATAAAAATTCAAAAAAATCTAAAAAGGCATAACTATGAGCTTTAAAGAAGAAGTTACTAATGACCTTGCTAGTGTTTTTTTGAACTTAGAAGAGTTTGGAGACACACATACAATAGGAAAAAAAGAAACAGTTTGTGTTATCGATGAAGAGAGATTTCAGAACAAACAGAGAAACAGAACTAGATCTTTAGAGAATGAGGGGTTATTTATTGAAGGAATGACTCTATTTATAGAAAAGTCCTTCTTTAAATACCCACCTCATTCTGGGGAAAAAATCTTAGTAGATGGAGTTAGATATTTAGTGGAAGAAACTAAGGAAGATATGGGTCTATTGGAAATAGACTTAACGAGGTATGATGAAAAATGATAGGAGTTAAAGTTGAAGCTACTGGAATAAATGAAATTATCAATACTCTAGGAAAGTACGAGAGTGAGTTACCAGGTTATATCTCAAGGGCTATTAATCGTTCACTTGAGATGGTAAAAACAGAGCAAATTAGAAAGACAACGGAGTCTTATTTTGCTCAGAAAAGTAAGTTGCTTAGTAGTGTTAATATCTTTAAAACTAATAAAAGTAATTTAACTGGTTCTATCGTAAGTAGTGGTAGAGTTATAGGGTTAGACCATTTCAAGCTAAATCCTAAGACTAGGGCAAAAGGAAAAATAGTTCAAGCTGCTGTAAAAAAAGGAGGGTATAAATCATTACCTAATGCATTTATAGCATATAAAAGTGGAAATCTAGGAGCTTTTGAAAGAACTGGTAAATTCATTACAAAAAATGGTAGAAAAAGAGAAACTATTAAAAGGCTAATGTCAGTTTCAGCACCGCAAATGCTTGGTAATTTATCAATACTAGAATATTTACAAGGCTATGCAGATGAAAAATTCAGAATGAGATTAGAACATGAGATAAATAGGGTGATAGGGATATGATAATTGAAATAGAGAAGCTAATATTTGATTTCTTGACAGAAAAATTGCAAGATAAGAAAGTTACAGTATATCATGGATTGTTGCCAGAAATTAATCATGAAGATAGAGAAGAAGGAAAGAGCGAGAAAGACCTCTTTCCTTTTGCTATTTTAAGGGTTACTAAGTTTGAACAGACTAGAAATGGGATAGATAACTATGATGTACCTGTGGATTTAGAAGTGTGGATAGGTACTAAAATGGAAGATGAGAAAGATTACCTAAGTAACTTATCTATTGGAGACTATTTGAAAAAAGAGTTTCTAAACGAAAGTACAGTAGATGGAAAATTTGCTGTGGATCAATCATATCCATTTTCAATAGAGTACTTTACGGCAGAAGCAGAGCCTTATTTTTACTCTGTTTGTAGATTTAGAGTATTTGGAGTACCTGACACATCAGAAGTAGTTGAGAGAAAAATAGCAAAACTACTTGGAAGGGGATAGTATGAAAACATATATTTATGTAGGTAAAAAGCTAGATTTACCTGAGTTTCTCTTTGTAAGAGGGACTGTGTATTTTGGAGAAGAAATTGAGAAACTTATTGAAAAATATCCACTGCTTGGAAGATTATTAATTCCTGTGGAAGATTATCCAAAAATCAATAAGGACTATCAATATTTTAATTCTATAGTAGATGAAATAATAGGAGGTAGAAATGGGTTATAAACATGGTACATACCAACAAGAAGGGGCTACAGCCTTTCAATTACCTGTGGTTTTAGATTATGGGCATTTTATAGTTGGAACAGCACCAATTCACAAAGTTAAAGCAGAAAATAGAAAAGTAAATGAAGTGATAAGAATAGGAACTTATCAGGAAGCTATCCAATACTTTGGAGACACTTATGATTTAGATTTCTCTATATCACAAGCTATCAAAGTTTTCTTTGAGTTGTATGCGGTTGCTCCACTTTATGTGGTTAATATTTTAGATTTAACTACACATAAATCAGAAAAGAAAACACTTGCTAATAAAGCCCTTGAAAAAGGAAAGGTGCTAATACCAAGCCACAAAGTAATTCCTGAATCTGTAGTAGTTAAAAATGCAACAGGTAAACAAGTTATATCTGATGCAAGAACTGTTTACACAGCTGAAGGATTAGAAATTTATGCAACTGTAGCTGGAAATAATGTAGATATAGAATATGAAGAAGTAGACTTATCTAAAGTTACAAAAACAGAGGCTATTGGTGGATTTGATAGTACAACAATGAAAAGAACAGGGGTAGAATTAGCAAACGAAATTTTCTTGAAATATAGTGAATTACCTGCTTTTATAGATGTCCCTGATTTTTCTCATGAAAGTGATGTTGCAGCTATTATGGAAACTAAGGCTAAGACACTGAATGGCGGAATGTTTGAAGCAATAGCATTAGTAAATGCTCCAGCAGACAAGAAATATAATGAATTAGTTGAATGGAAAGAAACTAACAACATTCTAAGTAACGATCAAGTATTGTTATATGGAAAAATTAAACTTGCAGGAGAGATTTATTATCAATCAATCCATTATGCTGCTTTATCTATGAAAGTTGATGGAGAAAACAACGGAGTTCCAAGTCAAGGACCTTCTAACTATTCATATAAAATGGATGCTTTTGTATGGAAAAATGCAAGTGGAAAATATGAAGAGGTTAGATTAGATAAGGAACAGCAAGCCAATTTTTTAAATAAAAACGGTGTCGTTACTGCCATAAACTTTAAAGGTTGGAGATGTTGGGGTTCTGAAACAGCTAAGAATCCTTTAGCAACAGACCCAAAAGACAAGTACATTTATGGTCGTAGAATGTTTAAATACATTGGAAATGAGCTTGTTATATCATATTTTAATAATGTGGATAAAAAGTTCAGTTTAAAAATGGCTGAAACAATGAAGAAATCTATGAATATTAGATTAAATGCTCTTGTTGCTGCAGACCAGCTATTATCTGCTAAAGTTAATTTCTATGCAGAAGATAATAGCTTAATAGATATCATAAATGGAGATATTACTTGGACTATAGAACTTGGAATAATACCAGGAGCAAAATCTATAACTTTCAAGAAAGTTTATGATGTTGATGCATTACAAAAATTTGCTGAAAGCTTAACAGCTTAAAAAGGAGGGAAATAATGGGAAGAAAACAAATACCTAATGCTCTTATAGATGCTGAAACATATTTCAATGGATCTAATGACCTTGCTGGAATATCTGAAGTAGAGTTGCCTAACATTGAGTATGATACAGTTACTTCTGAGCAAATGGGATTGACTGCTGAATTAGAAGTTCCTTTAATGGGACACTTTAAGAAATTAGAAGCTAAAATTAAAATGGACTGCGTAGATGAGTCGATACTTGCAATTAATAATGGGAAATCTATTTTAGTTGAATGTAAAGGAGCAGCTCAGGCTATGAACAGAGAAACCCATAGTGCTGATGTTTATGGAATAGATGCAACTTTCAAAGGTTTAATTAAGAAAATGGACGGGCTAAAAATGAAGCCTAGTGGAAAATTAGAGACATCTATAGACTTATCTGTGACATATTTCAAACTTGAGATTGGTGGAAAAACAGTTGTAGAGATAGATGTACTTAACAATGTAAATGTAATTCATGGACTTGCTAACCAAGCAGTTAGAAAATACTTAGGATTAAATTAAGGAGGACTTAAATGAAAGTAAAGTTATCACAAATATATAATTTCGGTGGAAAAGAATTCGATGAACTAGATATAAATATTGAAGAAATGACAGGGAAAGATTTTATGCTGTGTGAAAGGGAATTTAAGGCTAGAAACAAAGAAGCAGGAGCTGTAAAAGAACTAGAAGACTCTTGGGCTATAACTGTAGCAGCTAAATCAATTGGAGTTAAGTATGGAGACTTACTTAATCTTATATCTACAGACTACTTGAAAGTGGTGAATGGGGTAAAACGTTTTTTGAGTCAAGGTTGGGAAGACAAAGAGGCTCAGAAGGATACTACAGAGGAAGTAATAGAGGAAACTGGTGCTTAATCTATCTGGATATGATAACAGAGCTTTTAAGAGTTCTTAATTACTTTAAAGTTAATGTAAGCTACGATTCTATGTTGGATTGTAGCTTATATGAACTTGACTACTGGATAGCTAGGGCAAATAAATTTGTAGAAGAAGAGGAAGAAAGACAGAACAATGATGACTAAGGAGGTGGGGTAGATGGCTAAAGATATGAGTTTAATTTGGCAGATGGGCGTTGCTGGAGCAAGTGAAACTATGTCTATTTTATCTAAGGCAGCTAAATCTTTGAATGAAGTAAAAGACTCTACAGAAGATTTAGTAAAAACACAAAAGAAGTTAGAAGGCTTAGATAAAGTTGCTGAAGCATACAAGAATGCTAATGCTGAATATAACAAAGCAGCAAGGAATTTAGAGCAGCTTAGAAAAGCCTATGCTAAATCTAATAATGTTACTGCAGAATTTAAAGAGCAAGTTAAAAATGCAGAAAAGCAAGTAGACAAATTGAATAAGCAAAAAGAAAGACAAAAACACGTCTTTGAAGCAGCAAGAAGTGCTTTAGAAAACGAAGGAATTAAGCTAGAAGGTTATAAGAAAAAGTTAAAAGAAGTTAATGAAGAACTAAAGAAGCAAGAGAAGTTGAAAAAGGATCTAAGTAAAGCTCAAGCTATTTCAGACATGGGAGATGCATTCTCTAAAAAAGGAAGTGAGCAACTTAGGAGAGGTGCTGCAACAGGAGCAGCATTAGCTATTCCAGTTAAATTCTATATGGACGTAGAAGAGTCACAAGCAGATTTAAGAAAAATTCTAGGTAAGGAAGCAGAGAAATACTATGATGATTTAGCTGAATTATCTAATGGCCCTCTGTCTCAAATAGAAATTAATGAAATAGCAGGAAGTTTAGCACAGTCAGGGATAGCAGGAGAAGACATTGTCGACTATTCAAATATGGCTGGAAAAATGAAAGTAGCATTTGATATTTCTACAGATGAAGCAGGAACATTCTTGGCTAAAACAAAAGAGCAGTTAAACCTATCTAAAGATGAACTTTTCTCATATATGGATACTCTTAATATGCTGTCTAATAACTACTCTGTTACAGCTGCACAACTGGCAGATGTATCGGCAAGAACTGGAGGATTTGCTAAGTCTATAAACTTATCTAAAGAATCTAATATGGCATTCGCTACATCTCTTATATCAGCTAACGTAAGTGCAGAGCAAACAAGCACTGTGTTAGGTAAATTGTATTCTGAACTATCGCAAGGAGCTAACACTAAGAACAAAGCTGATGCATTAAAATATTTAGGATTTGACCCTAAAACGATAAACAAAGAAATGGCTGAAAATGCTGAAGGTACTATCTTAAAAGTACTAGAAAAGATTAAGAATTCTAATGTTGCGGACAAGTCAGCGTTAATCAGTGATATCTTTGGAAGTGATAAATCTGTAATCAACGGATTATCTGTGTTGTCAGAAAACTTAGATGGAGTTAAGGAGAAATTAGATAAAGCGAAACAAGCTGTATCAGAAAATGAAAGGGTTAATGGAGAATATGAAGATAGAATAAACACTTTAACTAACCAATTAAAAATTTTTAGGAACAATGCTTTTAATGCTCTTGCTGATATTGGAAAGAGCATAGCTCCTGAACTTAAAGAAACTCTAAATACTTTAAAAGAGTTTGCTGGAAAAGTAGCTAATTTCATAAAAGAAAATCCTAAGTTAGTAGCTTTTATAGTTAAGATGGTTGCAGGATTTGCTGCAATGAATTTAGGAATGGGAATAGCAAATAAAATGCTATTAGGACCGTTTGCTAAAGGTGTAGGTTGGTTATATAAGTTTGGTGCTTTCAAAAGCAAAGGTGGAGTATTCTTTGCATTAAAGAAAATGTTTCCATTAGCAAGTAAATTGTTTGGAACTTTTGTAAAAATTGGAACTTTTTTAGGTGGAAAATTTATAAGCATATTGAAATTAGTAGGGACAGCTTTAAAACTTGTATTTACTGGAAATCCTGTAGGTTTATTGATAGTTGCAATTATAGCTGTTATAGCCATATTTGTACTTTTATATAAAAAAGTAGAATGGTTCAGAAATGGGGTTAAACTTATCTTTGGGGGATTCGTAGAATATATAAAAGGGCTATGTAAGATTGTAGTTGGGATATTTACTTTAAATGGAGATATGATAAAAGAAGGGTTTCATAATGTAGTAAATGGAATTAAGAAAATATTCTCAGGAGTAGGTCTTATAGTTAAAAATGTATGGAAAATTGTGAAAGATAATCTTAAATCTGTATGGGATTGGATAAAGGCTAAATTTAAAGAAATCTGGGCTAAAATTAAAGAATATAGTGTTATGTTTATTCCATTTGTTGGGGTTTTTATTATTTTATACAAAAAATGTGAATGGTTCAGAAATGGGGTAAATGCAGTTTGGGTAGCTATTAAAAATGCTTTCTCTAACACATGGCAGTGGATAAAAGATAAATTCAACTCTTTACTTGAAATAGGTTCTAATGCTTGGAACGGCTTAAAGAATAGTGCTACTGCTATCATAGATAAGATTAGAGAAGCTTTCAGTGGTTTCTTTGATTGGATAAATAAAAAATGGGAAAGTCTTAAAAACTTTGGTTCTAAATTAAATCCTTTTAACTGGTTTAAAGGTGATGGAGAAGTAGTCCAAAACTACTCAGGTACTAACTACTTTGGCGGTGGACTTACAACTCTTGCTGAAAGAGGTGCTGAAATTGTAGAAATGAATAATAGCTCTTTTTTAGTAAATTCTCCTGCTATGGCTAATTTACCTCGTGGAGCTAGAATTCTTAACAATTCACAAACTAGAAGCTCTTTGTCTTCAAGAGTATCATCTCTAAAAGATAGAATTAGAAGTATTTCAAATGACTCAAGAACTACGGTTGGTGGAGATACTATAACTATCAACATTAATGGTGGTTCTGGAAGTGCTACAGATATTGCTAGAGAAGTTAAAAGAGTAATTGAAGAAATGCAAAGTAAGAAAAGAAGGACGGCGATAGTATGAAAAAAGTAAAGGTTTATAAGACAGTTAGTGGAGATACCTGGGACTTGATAAGTTATAAATTATATGGGTCAGAACAGTATTTCCATCAACTTATGAGAGCTAATCTTAATTTACTATCTATCGCTGTATTTGATTCTAATATTCCTATCATAGTACCTGAAATTACTCCTATCGCAGGAGCTGTAGAAACATCTAAATTACCACCTTGGAAAAGATAATGCAACATTATTGATTTTATGTATAGTTTATAGTACAATAGGTATTATAATTTTATTAGGAGGGAAAAATGTTAAAAAAATTATTTTTATTTTTTGTGCTTATTTTCTTTATTGGCTGTGGATCTGAAAAAGCTACAGAAGCCCCACAAGAACCTGTAAAAGAAGATAATTCTAGTATGTCTGTAGTAATTACAGATAAGAAAACTGGAGACACTTGGATACAAATTCTAGTGCCAGATGACGCTACAGATATCCAAATAGGTGAAAAAATGGCTGAGTATGTTAAAAAACATCTCGATGATGGTATGAAAGATTTTATAATTCAGGCTTATGGAGACCAAAGATTTTGGAATAAGACATCTGGAACACATGGGTATACTATAGTTAGAAATGGTCAAAATGTTGAAAGCTATTCACAAGCTAGAGCATATATCCCATCTGAAGATGAGAAAGAGTTGTATCTTGAGTATTATCACGCTGTTACTAATTTAATTGACACGGGAGAAAAAGAAGAAACAGCCAAGCAAACAGTTCTAAACATTTTAACTAATAGACTAAGTAAATCAGAGCAAGAAATAAAAGATATTCTAGCTAAAGTAGATGACTACTTAGATTTAAAAAGTGCTAATGTAAAAGCTCAAGACACTAGTAAAGATACAAATGAAGTAAGTTATGCAGACTTTAAAAAAGTTAAAGGTTTTGAAGACTACATAGTAGAAAAAGGAAAAGATATAAATGATGAGTCTATAAAATCATATCTAAAAGAAGAAAAAATAGACTTAAGTGTAGAAGAGTTTAAAGCTTTACAAGAAAAAGTTACAGAATGGGATAAAAATAGAAATAAATAAAATCTGAAATCTAAGAGCAGTGTAAAAGCTGCTCTTTTTTTATTACAAAAAAGGAGGCTGATAGAAATGGGATAGCAAGAAATATAAAGATATTAGTTTTCTATGAAGGTGTAGATATTACAGAAGAAATACAGCCTAGCATTTCATCAATGACTTACACAGATAACTCAAAAAATGCGGTAGATGACTTAGAGTTAGACCTGGAAAATTTAGATTATAGATGGCTCAACGAATGGTATCCTGATGAAAATTCAAGACTCTTAGTGGGAATCCAGCAAAATGAAAATGGGATATCTAAGTTCTTAGACCTTGGAATTTTCTACGTTGATGAGCCTACTTTTAATAATCAAAGACTTTCTCTCAAATGCCTGGCATTGCCACTTGACCAAACTATTAGAGAGCAAGTTAATAGTGTAGCTTGGGAGAAAATAACTCTATCAGAACTGTTATCTAAAATAGCAACTAAACACGAATTAAGTTATGAGCTACATTGTGATAATGCTTTCTTTGATAGATTAGACCAAGATAGAGAAACAGATTTAGGTTTTTTAAATAGAGTTCTATCTGAAACAGCTCTAAGTTTGAAAGTTACTGATGATAAGCTAATAGTCTTTAATGATGATGCATTAATTGATAACGATAATATTGATATCTTTAATATTAAAGATTTTCGTATTAGAAGCTTTACTCTAAAAAAGAAAAATCAAGGCATTTACGATAAAGTCGAAGTTAGTTATTATGATGCAGATAAGAAGAAACACATTGTTGAGACAATTACAAAAGAAGAACTTGAGAAAAGAAATGAGGTAAAAAATGCTTGATGATGGAGGATATATAGCTTTTAAAGAGAAAGCTAAGAAGACAAAATCTAAAAAAAGAGTAAAAAAAGCTAAGACTAAAAAGATTAAAACTAAAGGAAAATCTCAAGCTAAGAAAGTGGCAGAGAAAACTCTAAAGGATAGTTTGAAACAAGAGTACTCAATTAACTTATCTGTTGATGGTGATGTTATGTACTGTGCTGGTTGCATTATAGAACTAGATGATAGCTTTGGTAGATTTGCTGGAAGATACGTAATCGATAAAGTTACTCACAACATTTCAGGAGACTACACATGCGATATTGAAGCTTTTAAAGTTGGAGCTAGACAAAATGCTGAAGATAGAGCAAAAGCGATTGATAAAGCTAAAAGAGATAAGAAGGAAAAAGAAAAAGAAAAAGAAGCTAGGAAAAAAGCTAGAAAAAATGAAAGAGAAAAAAGAAAGGCAAATAAGATTAAAAATAAAAAGGTGGTGAGTAAGAATGCTGGATATGTTGAAACAAGGGGAAGTAAATGATATAGACATAGCAAATGGTAAAGCAAGAGTTATGTTTCCAGACAGGGACAATAAAATAAGTGATTGGTTAAATATCCTGGTTCCATTCTCAGAATCACATTCAGATAACTATCATCTTGAGATAGGGCAAACAGTTATAGTTCTATCATTACCAGATATGATGGAACAAGGCTATATATTAGGTTGCCCTATGAGACCATCAGGAATATCTAAAGGAGAAGTAAAAAGGACTTTTTCAGACGGTGGTTTTTATTCTTACAAAGATGGAGTTTTAACACTCTCTCCTATCACAAAAGTAGTTATTACTGCAGATGTTGAGTTAAAAAAGACATTAACTGTAGATGGAAATACCACTTTTAAAGCTGATACAAATACTAAAGGTACTGCTATGCTAGGAGATATTAATCTTAATACTCATACTCATGGTAATGTAAAAGCTGGAGGAGATATGTCAGGAGGTCCATCATGATAGGAAGTTTAGGAGACATAATTTTTTATGCTAGTGACTTGAATGTTTTTTCTTTAAAAAAGGAATTATCAAGAAGTAGAAAAGCTAAAATTACTCAACATGAGCCAATTTATGGCATTGGGAAAGTAAGACAGCAAGGTAGAGAGCTGATGGAAGTTAGCTTGTCTATAGAATTGATAGCAGGACTTACTAAAGCTCCTAGTTTACATCTACAGATGTTAAAAGACTTTATGGAGTTGGGAAGGTATGCTCCATTAATACTAGGATATCACGTCATTGGAGAGTTTCCATTTCTAATAACTGGGATAGACGAAACACTGTCGCATTTCAATGCTGCAACAGGAGAGTTTGACTATATTAACTTAGATATAACTTTACTTGAGTATGTAGATGACCCTTTACAGTATCAAAAAAAGATAGAGTACAGACAAACTGCTAAGACTATTCTAGGAGTTGAATATGAGGACACTGTAAAAAATCTGCAAAAGAAGGTGTTTAAATTATGATATTTTCTATAAATTCTAAAGATGAAATAAACTATAATCCACAAAATGAGATAGAAGATGTAGTAAGAAATGTACATATGATACTAAGAGTTACAAAAGAAGAACAGCCTCTAATGAGAGATTTTTCTTTGGATAGTGATATGGTAGATAAAAACATTCCTGTAATTAAAAATAAACTTATAGGCTTACTAATGACCAATTTAAAGAAGTATGAACCAAGGGCACTGCTTAAAAATTTAGATTTAAAGTTGGAAACTAACGACTTGGAAATAATGCTAGAAATAGAGGTGATTATATGAACGAAGATACTTATGAAATTATCGAAGCTAATGCTGAAGAACTAAGACAGCAAATGCAGGAAAAGTTTGAAGAGTTAAGTGGAAGAAAAATCTCTAAACACTCGCCCGAGGGCTTAATCTTTGCTAGTGTTGCTTATCTTATAGCTATGAGAGAAGAAAACTACAATGATAATCTGAAACAAAATTACTTAAAATATGCTAGAGATTACAGATTAGACCTATTGGGAGATAGGTATGGAGATAGAGGATTAAGACTAGAAGAGCAATATGCTAAAGCTACTTTTAGATTCCATATCATATCAGCTAAGCAAAAGAAAATAGTTATACCAAAAGGAAGCTTAATCAGATACAATGACCTTTATTTTGAAACAAATGAAGAGTATTCTATTACAGAGAATGCATTATATGTAGATGGTATTGCTACATGTAAAACACCAGGAACAATAGGGAATAATATCCCTGTGGGTCATATCAATACAATGGTTGACTTATATCCTTACTTTTCTAAAGTAGAAAATATCACCATTTCAAATGGTGGAACTGACTTAGAAGAAGATGAGGTCTATAGAGAGAGATTAAGACTTGTACCTGACTCTTTCTCTGTTGCGGGTTCGGTTGGAGCTTATGTATTTTGGACTTTATCGACATCTCCAGAAATAGTTGATGTTACTATCAAGAGTCCAAACCCGTGTGAAGTTGATATCTATGTACTTACAAAAGATGGAGTGCCTACTCAAGAAATGAAAAATCAAGTATTAAAGGTTGTAAATTCTGATGAAATAAGACCTTTAACAGATAAAGTTACTGTAAAAAGCCCTGAAGTTGTGGATTATAAAGTTGAGTTTGATTATTACATAAATAAAGCTGATGAAATTAGTATTAACTCTATAAAAGCTAAGGTACAGACAGCAGTAAACGAATACATAGAATGGCAAAAAAATAAGTTAGGAAGAGACATCATACCTGATGAGTTAATTAAAAGATTAAAGCTTGCTGGAGTAAAAAGAACTGTTATAACATCTCCAAATTACAAAAAGCTAGAGCCACATCAGTTCGCTAAATGTAATACCAATGTAGTAATCAATTATTTAGGAGTTGAAGACATATGATATTAATTGATGACTTGAAATTAACAGACATTGCTGCTGTATCTACTCTTGATGATGCTACGACTAAATGGATATATGAATCTATAGACGATGTCTTGAGAAGTAGAAACTCTATCATAAACAGTGAATTAAAAAAGCTTGAAATGATAGATTTAATGAATGAGCAAGAGATTAATATGCTGTTATGGGAATACTCTATATACACTAAAAATGCAACTCTTGAAGAAAAGAAAAAAATAGTTAAAAGAGCTATATTTTCTAAGATTAATATGGGAACAACTAAGATATTAAAAGATGTGTGTGGTCTATTGTACAAAGGCTTTGATGTAAAAGAATGGACTGCCTACAATGGTAGACCTGGTACTTTTAGAATCTATACCGATAAGAAAATAACAGATCCAAATGAGTATAGAGAATTAATGGAAAACATAGAAGCTAATAAGAACGTTAGAAGTCATTTAGACTATATAGAGCTTAAGCAAATAAACACATCGAAGTACTACATATCTGGCTTTAAAGAGGTAACATTATTAGCAACTAAAGAAAACAAAAAGAAAGATTTTACTGTAAATAATGCTATTTACATAAAAGCATATAAACAAGTTATAGGAGGTATTAGCAAATGAAATTCAATGGGATAACTAAAAAAGGTAGAGAATACTTGGCTAAAATCCAAGCAGAGAATAAGCCAATTAACTTTGCTAAGATTAAAATAGGCGATGGTAGATTAGATAACTATGATAACCCTGCAGAGCTAGAACATTTGATTAATCAAAAAGTTGAGAAAGGAATATTAACCCTAAACCAGGAACATGACACAGTTATTTTGACTACTAACATTGATAATGTGAGCCTTAGAACAGGGTATTATCCAAGAGAAATAGGTGTGTTTGTTAACGATAATGGGCAAGAGATAATGTACTACTACATGAATGACGGAGATGAAACTTCTTGGATACCGCCTGAAACCGACGGACCTTTTAAGATAGAATTGAAACTTAATTTAATTGCATCTAATGCTCAGTCTATAATTGTGGAAGGAGTTGGAAAAGATCTATTCATCACAAAAGAATTCTTAGAAGCTAACTATACTCAAAAAGGAGGATACACAGGAACAGCTCAAGAAATAGATGATAGAGTAGTCTCTGCACTTGGAAAAGAAGATGGGAAATTTCCGTTAACAGAGGCAGTAAAAGGTAACGTTTATTATTTTCCAGGAAACAAAAAATTCTACATTTGTAAAGAAGCTCAAAACAGAAGAGTAAGTGTTCCAGATGGGAACTTTGAAGAAGTATCTATCTGGGAAAATCGTAAGAGATTGGAAAATCTAATCAATTTAAATAAAGGTGATGGAGATTTTGAAGCTAACATAGGTGGACTTATAATAAAAGTTTATGCTTATCCCTCAAAGACAGGGCTTAATAGATATAACTTTTATTCTGCTTTTCCCAATAAATGCCTAGTGTGTATTCTTTCAGAAAATGATGGAATAAGGAATACAGAACCAGCTTTAGAAATGTTTGATAAAAATGGTTTCAAGGCAAATAACGCTATTGGAACAGGGCAGTTTTTCTGCACTGCAATAGGATATTAATTTAAATTAAACTATTCTTATTCTGTGATTATAGTTGGAATTGTTTAATTAATCTTTATAAATTTAAAAATCTATTCACATTTGAAAGGAGAGATATTATGTTTTATATTTACTCAAAAGAGAAAAAATCAAGACTTGCTTTCACTGTTAATTTAACAGCTGATGAAGTCATGCAATTTATGGAAGGTAATTTATTCCTGGATTATCCAGAACTTATCCCTTCAGAATATGTTGTAATTGAGAGAAATGAAGCTTTCAAATATCCAACATATGACGAAGCAAAAAACACTATAAGAGAGATGACTAGAGATGAATTGATTGAAGAAGAAATCGAAGTTCAGCTAGCACCTGGAGAGTATATAGAAGATAAGAAATTAAAGGTCGTACCACAGCCAAGCTCTTATCATACGTGGAATATAGTAACACACACTTGGGATATAGATATGGAAGATGTTAAAAGAACTTTCAGACACAAGTTTAGAGAAATACTGCTAGATAAGATGTTTGGTTCATATGAGCATAATGGAAAAGTATTCCAAATGCAAGAATATGATGAAATTAACTTTATAAGAGTTAAGATTGCTTTAGACATAGCTGGAGAAATAGAAGAATATAATGAAATTAAACAAGCTCTAGATGATTTAGAAATTCCTGTAGATGCAGGACTAGAAGAAAAAATTAAAATGGCTATGAGAGCTGGAAAATTAAAACAATTTTTGAAATCTCTACAGACACAATGGAGATTAAAAGATAACTCTATTGCATCTATTTCACTTGGAGAATTAAACTTAATCTACTTCTCTTGGATCCGTAGAGTTATTGCTGCACAAAACAAATACACTGCTATAACTAAGAAAATAAGGGAAGTTTCAACGGTTGAAGAACTAGAAGCTATTAAATGGGATTAAATAAATTAAAGGTAGTTTTATATAGCTACCTTTTTTTAATAAGCTTAAACAAGCTCTCACAAGGTCATTTTTAGGAGGTGATTTTAAATGTATACATTATCAGAAACAAGTTTAAAAATGCTGAAAGGGGTGCATCCAAACCTGGTAAATTTTATGACAGAGCTTATAAAAATAAGTCCCTGGGATTTTAAGATTACAGCAGGAGTTAGGACAGCAGCAGAGCAAAATTTAGAATATCAAAAAGGCAGAACTGCTCCAGGATCTAAAGTAACTAAAGCAGATGGCTACAGGCTAAAATCTAACCATCAGGTTAAGTATGACGGATTAGGTTATGCCGCAGATATTGGTGTTCTAGTAAAAGAAAAAGTAAATGTATCAGTTATGGAAAATGGAAAAAAAGTAGAAAAGGTTATAGAAAAGAACGTTTACAAAGGAAGTTGGAGAGATTTCCACTATTACCAAGACATCTACAATGCTGCTAAAAGAGCAGGACTGTTAGAAAAGTATGGTATTGAATGGGGTGGAAATTGCTGGAGAACTTTTAAAGACGCTCCACACTGGCAAATCAAGGGAGCAGATAAGATAGCTTTTAAATAATAAACAGTCTGGACAGACAGTTATTATAAAAAACATTAAAAATTTTAGGAGGTAAAAAGTATGAATTTTAATAATTTTCAAGATTTATGTAAGGAGAAAGTAGTTGAATATTTTAATGCAAAAGCAGATAAAACAGATGAAGTAAAAATAACAAAAGATGATGTATTTGTTGTATGGTATTGCAAAACTCTACAAAATGCAAAAGCATTGCTATCTACAATAGTATCAGATGGAATGTACTATGAATTAACTTACAATGGGGATAAAAAAGAATTATATTTGGATGCATATAAGAAATGGG